AGGTCTGCACAACAACACTACCAACAGAAAAGGAAACAAAATGAACACAGTCACATTCAAGAACAGCGTTATCAAGAATGTTGTTGACCGCAATGGTTTCTACACAGCAACCATCAACGACTACGAAACACTACCAACAGGGCGACAGATTTGCTCTGACTCTACACGAGTGGTTATCTTCGACGAGAATGTAATCACACAACTGCGAGAACTTAACTGGCTCGCAGATTCAACCGCATACATCAACGCAGAGGGTATCGGCAACACTCGATGGGACCGCCGCCCAAACATTGACAACAAGGACCGTAAGCCTGGACTCAAGCAGGTAGTCCTAACTGCAGTATCACAAGCATAAAGACACAGGCAGGTGGGGGCTTCGGCTCTCACCTGCCTTCTCTTTTTTTCGCAGGCCCCGTAACATCAACGGACGGTAACGAGTTCATTATCTAACCAGAAAGGTAACAAAATGTTATTAGATTCTATGACAATGTTGGCAATCTTAATAGCCTTGACTACAAGTATCGCAGTTATTACACTAGCAATTAGACAGAACATGTTGTTAATGAAAGAGAATACAAGACTACGCCGTGCTTTAAGAACAGAAAAGCAGGCGCGTAGTAACTACTACTACATAGACAATGATGTAGCGAAGGAGGACCTATGGCAAACCAAGTAAAGTATGCAGTGCACAACTGCCACACATGTGGCATGGATATTTTAGTAGATGTAAATAGAACCAGCCCACGAAACTACTGCAGCCCATGTGCATGGGCCAAGTTAGGAGAAACCAACTATGTCGTACACAGTTCATGAGATAGCGGACTTGAATGAGTCCATTGACCAAGCAATAACATCAATCAAGAAAGCCAATGCCATCCTCGAAGAGATGATGGCAACAGGCAGAATCTATATAGAAGGAGATGATGATGTGTGACTGCAACTCAAACTGGAATAACCTAACACCAGAACAACAAGATGCAACAGTTAATTGGGATTCATTAGATGAACCCAATGGAACATGGGAGAGGAATAATCATGGAACTGGAACGTCCTAATACATGGTGGGCAATAGTTGAGCGCCAAGAAATAGAACAAGACTATGACATTAAAATGACAGATGAGCAGTGGAATGTGATGGTATATAACTTGGACAAGGCTGCATACAATTCAATAGATGCAATCATTACTGAAGTTGTAGATGAGATGCAATGAGCGGCCCATACATACCACCATATTGTGAAATATGCGAGCAGTATAACTCTACATGTGATGACTGTGGATTATGTAAAGAATGTGATGAATGTGAGGAGGATGATGAGTAACTTAAACCCTGAGTACTTAGATGTAATGACAACTCTCAAGATAGTAAGATTAGTTGGAGGATACACGCTTGAAGAAGTAGAACGCATCAGCAATGGTGAGTTTACGAAGCAAGCAGTAGGCAGTTACGAACGCAACCATAGAAACATAACAGTTAAAAGACTGTTGAGATTGTGTGAGGTGTATGACATATCAATTGATGCAGTCATTAGACACGCTATGTATGCAGACCAAATGCATGTAATGAAAAGGAGGAAAGATGGGTTACGAACCACCGCTTGAAGATGACATAGCACTAGACAAAGACATAGAAGATGACAGCGATGTATACACAGAACCAGACAGGATGTGGGGCGATGAATGAAATATCAATCCTCCCTCTCACACCATTACAGTCCTGGGTATTCCTCATTACAATTTTCTATCTCCTCTACAGATGGGTTACTAGATGAAGAAACTATTCGCCTTGCTTACAGCATGGTATCTAGTGTTCTGGTCACTGCTACCAGGGCACACGCCAGTAGCACAAGCAAAGCCACACACAGAACCCAAGCCTACAGAGATGAGCGAGTTCCATTGGACCAAGCGTGCTCTGAAACTATATGCAAAACAGTTCATGCGAATGGCATATCCAGAATGGAACTTGTCTGAGCATCGAGCACTCATGAAACTCTGGGGTAAAGAGTCAGCATGGAATCCAGCAGCAGACAACCCAAACAGTTCTGCATTTGGTATTCCACAGTTGCTTAACCTTGACCCAGAAACGCCAGCCCCGCTTCAGATTGAGCGGGGGCTGGCTTATATCCAGCACCGTTACGAAAAACCATCAGTCGCTTGGTCGCATTGGCGAACAAACGGTTGGTATTAAGGATAAGCAATGACAGTTGGAACACCAGGACTAATAGAAGCAAAAGCATTAGCCAAAAAACTTTACGATGATGAGTTCGGTGCTCATTATTTACTTGGCTATGTTTGGGCAACACTCACAGATAAACAGAAACAAGATGTGTTGGAATCCCTCCAGCGCTATGTCACAGAAAAGGAAAAGAAATGACGGTAACACTAGAAGAAATCGAAAACTATCACAACATCCTATTGGGTGAGCACGATGGTAAAGAAGAGCAACTACAAACACAACGCAAGCGTTTAACAGATGCAATTTATGCACAGGTTGATTCAGATACAGCACCAGATGATGACCACATTGCAGAGATTGCAGCAGGTATGCAAAAAGATATTCAGTTGCGTGACTTTGTATTAGGTTTGCCATCTGAGCGCAAGATTGAGGATGTTAATACATACCTTGCATACTTTGTAGACTCAGTTCCTGATGAGTTTATTGCACCTGTTGGTAGCGTATTGGCTGCAAACCTGTACTCACTAGAGCAAACAGATTCAGCCAAGGAACTACTATCAAAAGTACAACAGGCTGACCCTCAGTACTCTCTAGCAAATCTACTTAACCGTGTATTTAATTCAGGCTGGCCAGCAGGTGCATTTGTAGCCATGACCCACGAACTACACCCAAAGGTTAAAGAAGGAATGGGTATCTAATCATGGGATTGGATATGTATCTCTACGCACGTAAAAGTATCTCATCCATTGACTGGAATAATAAACCAGATGGAACACTAGATAAAGTTCCTAACCCTGATTACGGAATCCTAACCAGTCTTATGGGTGCTAACGATTGGGCATATAACCCAAACGACCTAGCCTTTGCATCCGTATCAATCCAAGTTGGATACTGGCGCAAGGTTAATGCTATCCATAACTGGTTCATTAGTGAACTAACAGATGGAGAAGATAACTGTCAGCCTATTTATGTACCTCGTAGTTCTTTAATTGATTTAAAGATTACATGTGAAAGGGTATTGGCTAACCATGACAAAGCAGAAGAACTTCTGCCAACAGGCTCTGGCTTCTTCTTTGGAAGCACAGAGTATGACGAATGGTATTTCCGCGGCATAGAAAAAACCGTGGAGATAGTAAGTAAACTCATTGAAGATGTACCCGAAGGATGGGCCTTCGAGTATCAGGCTTCATGGTAAAGAAAGGAACACATGACTACAGCAGATGTAGTAAAAAACCGCTCAGCCTGGATTAAGGCTGGCGTAGCAGTAGAAGCAAGCAGCGCAGCACAGGTAGCAGAACAAGCAAGACTTGATTGGACTGTATCTTTATCTGACATGCATACAGAAGAGTTCATGCATGTACCTAAGAAGCAGGCTGTTGTTAAAAATAATGGTGGAAAACAGTCAGTCATTGGCGTAGTAGGTAACAAGTATAAAGTCTTTCAGAACTCTGAAGTCTTTGGTTGCCTTGATGGCTTGATTGATTCAGGTGATGCTCGCTATGCAGCAGCAGGTGAGTATGATGATGGTGCAAAAGTATGGATGCTTATGTCACTACCAAAAGAAATGGAAATCCAGGGCGACCCACATGCAGCCTTCTTACTAGCCAAGACTAGTCATGACGGGTCATCATCAGTAGTAGTTCGCCCTATCATTGAGCGATTGTTTTGTGCTAATCAAATCAATCGTATCTTTAGAGCCAAGAATAAAGCACATACATATACACTGCGTCATACACAAAACGCAGTGCTATCAGTATCTGATATGCGAAACCTTCTTGACCTAACCTACACAAGCATTGATGAGTATAGCAATCTTGCTAACCATCTTATGCAACGTGAAGCAGACATAGCCAAAGCAACTGCATACTTTAAAAAGGTATGGGCTTTGCCTTCCAAGATTGAAAACGCACCACTACACTTACTCAGCAAGGGTGAGAAGAACGCTAAGTCTCGTGCTCTCAATGCACGAGCAAAAGCATTTGCTGTCTATCAGCACAGTCCAACACAAGACAATATTCGTCACACAGAGTTTGGTTTATGGCAAGCAGTTGTAGAATATGCCGACCATCACTCTCAAAAAGATGCTAGTATTGCTACCCTTGCAGGGCGCAATGACGGCATCAAACTACGAGCACTAGAATTACTTTCTATCTAAGGAGAATGATGTACTTAAATCCAATAACAGTAGACGGAACTACATACAACTTCACTGAGGAATCATTGAAGGAACTAATCAAGTCTGAAACTAATTTAAAATCCAGACTAGAACAGACACAACGACAAGAACAAGAAGCCTATAAAAAACTTGTATACTTGCGTAACAAGGTGTATGATTTCTTTTCAGAAGCATTTGATGATGGTTCAGATGAAGCAACAGTTAGTCGTGACGACGTTAACGAATTGCTTGAATCAATCGGTTCAGATGTACTTACTACAACCTGGTCAGCAACTGTAGAAATTACAGTTACTGTTACTGGTATCAAGGCTACCTCCCCTGAGGAAGTTGAAGATATCATTACGGACAACATCGAAGTCAGCGGCTACGACTTAGAGTTACACGACCCAGATGTACGAGTACAAGATATCGAGCGAGAGTAACCAACATCAGCAGCGCTATCTAGCACATAGGAGTTTGTTCATTTCGACTATGTGTTAGACTTGGGGATGGGTGGTCCCGCCATCTGCGAACACGGGACACTAAACAAGGAGACAAATGCCAACAGAAATAACAAGAGATAGATACGGTAGACCAATGGTTGTGCCACCCAAAGGTGGTAAAGCAATTGCTTATACACGTGCTACTACAATCGCCAATAGTCTTGATGATGCGTCAGCATTAACAGCATGGAAGATGCGTATGGCAGCAATAGGTTTAACAAGCAGACCAGACTTACTACTAGCCATAGGTGTAGCAGCAGATGATAACAAGTTAGTTAATGCATACATCGAAGAAGCAATGGATGCAGCAGGTGCTAGTAAGGCAGCAACAATAGGCACAGCCATCCACGCACTAACAGAAAAACTAGACTTAGGTTTAGAGTTGGGTCCAATACCAGACCAATGGTTGCCAGATATTAAAGCCTATGAACAGGCAACAAGTATCTTAACCAATCTTTTCATTGAACAGTTTACGGTCTATGACAAGTTTAAAATTGCTGGTACACCAGATAGAGTTGTTGAGTACAAAGGTGAGCGATTCATTGCTGACCTAAAGACAGGTCGCATTGACCATCCAAATAACATATCAATGCAGTTAGCAATTTATGCCAACGGCATGCCGTATATGGTGGACACGGCAAGCCGTGGCACATGGGGCGACATCAACAAAGAGAAAGCAATTATAATTCATGCCCCAGCAGGGACAGGAACATGCAAACTAGTATGGGTTGACATCAAAGAAGGATGGAAAGGTGTACAGTTTGCAATGAAAGTAAGACAGTGGCGTGACCAAAAGGGTCTAGCCACTCCATTTGAGCAAGGAGAAGATAGTGCCTAGCACAGAAGCACCAATCAGTATCACAGTTAAAACACCAGCAGGTAGTTTAGTAACAGTCCGAGCAGAAAGCGGAGACGAACTAGACAACATCATTGCACTTTCAGTGCATGCAATCGCATCAGCAGCACAGGAACTAGAGTCAGCGGTACGCGGTACTCCAGCACCAGCAACAACAGTTGCATCAGTTGCTCAAGCATTTGGTGGCAACATCATTGAAACAGAAACACATACACAACCACCACAAGTAACCATTGGTGGACGCAATTGTCCACACGGAAAGATGACTGCAATTCAGGGCATGGGTAAAGACGGAAAGCCTTACAAGGGTTGGTTCTGTCCAGCACCGAAGGGTGCCTTTGATAAGTGCAAGAATCAATATGTCACAGTCCAGTCACCAGAGTGGAACACATTTGTTCCAGAACAGATTAAGTGAAAACACTTAGACGCTCTATAAATAAAGCAGAGGTGGGTGGCGAACCATTGCCACCTGCCTTTGCTGCATTTGAAAGGGCTGGGATTATTTTGCGTCGAGCAGAAGTAACTGTAATCGCTGGCACTCCAGGTGCAGGCAAATCATCAGTTGCATTATCTATCGCTGCAAAAACCAAACATCCTACACTTTACTTTTCAGCAGATACTAATGCACACACAATGGCTATGCGTTTAATTGCCATGACTGGCAAGATGACACAAACAGCAGCAGAAAATCTGCTAAAAAATAACCCAGACAAGTCACATGAAATACTGCAACTTAACAATCACTTGTTCTGGTCCTTTGAATCTAGTCCTACACTCAAAGACTTGGACGATGAAGTCTCAGCATTTGAAACTGTATGGGGCAAGAGTCCTACCTTGATTGTGGTAGACAACCTAATGGATGTAGCAATGGATGGGTATGATGAGTTCGGCGCAATGCGTGCCGTTATGAAAGAACTCAAGTACCTAGCCAGAGATACCAACGCAGCAGTATTGGTGCTACACCACACCAAAGAAGGATTCGATGGCTTTCCTTGCCAGCCGCGTAGCGCAGTGCAGGGTATGGTCAATCAGATTCCAGCAATGGTGCTTACAATAGGACAGATGAAACAAGGAGACGACACATATCTATGTGTAGCCCCAGTTAAAAACAGATACGGACGGGCTGACCAAACAGGCAGCAACTATGTTACTCTGTCATTTAATCCTGAGTCTATGTACTTAGAAGATGTAGCAGTTAGATACCAACAAGAAGGAATTATAAATGCCTAAATATGAAGTAATATATGAAAAAAATAAAGTAAAAGTTATTCGTGCATCCAGCCTTGACATTGCACAACAACGTGCAGAAAAAGGTGAAAGTAATGGTTGGGTAATTAATATTATCAAGGAACTACCCAAAGAATGAGTACAGCAGCCAAGCGTAAAGGCAGCAAAGCAGAAGCAGATGCTGTTAAATGGTTAAAGGCTAACGGCTTTCCATATGCAGACCGCAGAATCGCAGGAGCACAACTAGACAAAGGTGATATCAGCGGTGTGAATGGAGTGACCATCGAGGTTAAAGACCACGTCCGCATGGACTTGAGCGCTTGGGTCAAAGAGTTAGAAGTAGAAATTAAGAACGACAATGCGTGGACTGGGACAGTTCTGCACAAACGCAGAGGTAAGTCAGATGTTGGTGAATGGTATTGCACAATGCCAGCCAACATTTGGCTTGCCCTTATCAGGAAGGTGATGGGTGAAACATAGTATCGCGGATTACTTAAGATACATAGGCGCAGCCGTGCCTGCTGAGGGACACGGCTGGCGCAAAATTAAGTGTCCATTTCATAGTGATAGTCATGCATCAGCAGGTGTTAACTTTGAAGAAGAAAGATTTAAATGCCATGGCTGTGGTGTTAGTGGAGATGTATACGATTTAATTATTCAAAGGGAGGGAGGTACATATCGTGAGGCTATCAAATTCGCACAGACAATTTCTCTTGCAGGCGACGCACCAGTACGCAAGCCAGATTCATCTAGCAACAGAGTATCTAGCAACACGCAATCTATCGGTAGAAGAGGCGCAACGCTTTCATCTTGGAGTGGTAAAGGACGCTCTTCCAGGTCATGAACAATACACAGGTAGATTAGCAATACCCTACATAACACCATCAGGTGTAGTAGACATTAGATTCAGAGCGATAGGTAATGCTGACCCAAAATATATGGGCATGCCTGGTGCTAAGACCAGCATGTTCAATGCACAAGTAGTTCTTACTGCATCAGATTATATCTGTGTGACAGAAGGAGAAATAGATTGCATTACTATGAGTGTAAAGACAAGCCATCCAGCAATAGGTATTCCAGGAGCCAACAACTGGAAACCATTTTACTCTAAGATATTAGATGATTTTGATACAGTAATTGTATTAGCAGATGGTGATTCAGCAGGTATGGATTTTGGCAAGAAAGTTAGCCGAGAGTTAGGTAATGTTAATATAGTTCAGATGCCAGAAGGGCATGATGTTAATAGCATAGTAATGCTAGAAGGAGCGGAGTTTATAAATGAGCGAGTCCGAAAATGCCTTTCTGAATAAT